AGGTAGTGCTGAAGAACAACTGGCTATGGCAGAAATGGAAAAAGCAAGGGCATCTGCACAGAAAGCATTGTTAGATGCTGAAACTGATCGCATGAAAATTATCATGGATGATGATAGGCAAAGAGATATTGAAGAAGCTAACCTTAGACTCAAGGCAAAAGAGATGGAAGCCAAATACAACACACAAGTTAATATGGCTGAGATAAACGCTTTGATGGAAAGAGATAGAGAAACAATTAGATCTATTGCTAAAATACAAGCACAAGGATTAACAAAAACTAATCAACAGCAATGAGTATAAATTATAGAGGTGAAAGATTCTCTGGTTACAACAAGCCAAAGAGAACTCCAGGCAAGTCTAAAAAATTTGCAGTCCTTGCTAAGAAAGGTGAAAAAGTAAGACTGATTCGCTTTGGGGATCCGAATATGAAAATCAAAAAGAATCAACCAGGCAGAAGAAAGTCATTCAGAGCAAGACACAGATGCGATTCAAACCCACCTGACAAGTTGTCAGCTAGATATTGGAGTTGTAAAAAGTGGTAAGGAAGTTTAGAAAAGTTCCTAAAACAAAAGGCGGAGTGCCAAAGAAATATGTCAAAGGAGCAAAGAACCCAAAAGCTAGAGAGAAAGAAATAAAAAGAACTAGAAAGTTATACAAAGAGGGAAAACTAACCCCAAAAATGATGGATAAGATTTCAAAAGAAAGAAGTAAAAGTGGCAGAAAAAAGAAGAGCAAGAAGTAAAAAGAAAGGCGGCAAATATTCTTCTATTCCAGGAGCAGGTCGTTTTTCTAAATCTACTTTAGATAAAGTTTATCGCAGAGGTTTAGGAGCTTATTTAAGTTCTGGATCCAGACCAGGAGTATCACAACACGCCTGGGCGATGGGCCGTGTAAAAAGTTTTGTATCAGGTAAGGGCGGTGCTAGAAAGGCTGATTCAGACCTGTTAAAATCTAGAAAGAAAACAACCACGAGGAAAAAAAGATGAAACATAAAATGAAAAAAAAGATGCCAAAAAAACCATCTATGAAAAAGAAAGGTAAAAAATATGGCAAATAAAAAGTTATCACCTAAACAAAAAAAGTTAGCTAGAGTTGCAAAACCTAGAAACAAGATAACTGGTGCTGATTTTAAAAAACTTAAGAAAAAGAAAAAATGAAGGTAAAAGCACCTAAAGGCTATCATTGGATGAAACAAAAAAATGGTAGTTATAAATTAATGAAACATTCAGGAAAGTTTGTTAAGCATAAGGGGGCCTCATTATCTGCTAATTTTGCAGTACAAAAATCACATAGTAAGTGACTTAGCCTTATAATGGGCCAATGAATGAAGTTGTCACAGTAATAAATGAAGTTGGTTTTCCCATTGCTGCAACTCTCGGATTAGGTTTTTTTCTATGGAAATTGTTAAATAAAATAGTCAACGGCATGGAACAAAAAATAGATGTGGTCGATGACAAAATAAACGAATCTCTCCAGGCAGTCGAAAAAAGATTAGATTCCAAACTTGATTCCCAAACACAAATTCTTATACAACTTATTGACAGAGTAAGGTCTGTTGATAACGAAATTATACGCCAAGATATATTGTTAAAAACAATCCTGGGCGTACCTAACTTGATTGAAAAAGAAAAAATAGCTAAAGCAAATCAAAAAGATAAGAGGAAAGACTAATGCCAGATCCTATTACAAATTCAGTTGTTGGTATTGCAGGCAACGTACTCAATAAATTTGTTGCAGATAAGAACCTAAAAATGAAACTGGAACATGAACTCAAGACACAATTACAAACTGCTAACCTTGCACAAATAGAAGTTAATAAAATAGAAGCAGCTAGTAAAAATTGGTTTGTAGCTGGCTGGAGGCCGAGTGTCGGCTGGTGCTGTTCTTTGGCCATGATGTATCATTTCATCCTTGCACCTATGATTCAGTTTGCTATTGGCATAGCTGGTATACAAGTTGCTTTGCCTGAGTTTGATTTTACTCAGTTATCTACAATATTGATGGCGATGCTCGGCATGGCAGGTTTAAGGTCTGTAGAAAAAATACAAAAAGTAACAAAGGGAAACTAATGACTTGGAAAAATTTTAAACTAGAAGAATTTGCTTGTTCGCATTGCGGTGAAAATAATATTAATTATGACTTGATAGATAGATTGCAAGCATTACGATCTGATCTAGGATTTCCATTTATTATTACTTCTGGTTATCGCTGTGTGGAACATCCTGTAGAAATCAAAAAACCAAGACTAGGAACGCACGCTATGGGACTTGCGGTAGATATATTGTGTCAAGGAGAGGAAGCGTATAAAATTATAGCTAATGCAGAAAAATATGGTTTTACTGGTATTGGTGTGAATCAAAAAGGCAATATTCGTTTTATTCATTTAGATATAGCATCTGAAGAAGATAATAAAGTAAGACCAACTGTATGGAGTTATTAATGCCGAGAACAACTGTGAATCAAGTAGCAAGCCAGATAGAAACCCATGAACAAGTGTGTGGTGAACGCTGGAAAAACGCCTACGAAAGATTTGACCGTATCGAAGCATTAATGGAAGCACATTCACAAAGATTATGGTGGATAGCAGGGATTATAATTTCTTTGTTGTTACCTATTGCATACAGTAGTTTATTTTAATGATGTCTATAGGAATGAAACCAGGAATGACTGCACCAATGGGTAACCCAATGATGCAAAAACCCATGGAAGAAAAAATTTCACCATCTATGATGGAACTTAACAAAATGCTAGACACTATAGACTTTAGCAAACTTCCTAATTTAGACATGGATAAAATGAATCTTGCAGAACGAAATGTTCAAAAACCAGATATATCTCAAAGACTATCTATGTTTCAAACTCTTTATCCAGGAGCCTTTAAAGGTTTATTTGGATCTATTTAATAATGGTAACTGAAAAAGAAGTAAGAGAATCCCAAGAAGCAGAAAACATTTTAAAAAGCGAAGTTTTTAAATTGGCAATCCAAAACCTTGAGAAAGAATATATAGCACATTGGAAAAATTCTAATAAACTTGAAGATGTTACCTGGAGAGAGGATCTTCACAGAGCAATATCCCTTTTGCCAGAAATAGAAAGACACCTAAGAATCATTATCGAAAAAGGCAAACTTACTAAAACAAATATACAAAAGATAAGAAATTCATTATAAAATACAAACTAAACGAGGTTAAATATGGCAACAACGGATAAACCGATTGCATTACAATCTGAGATGGAACAAGCAGTTTCTTCTCTTGAGAGTTTTCTAAATCCAGAGGAGAAAGAAAAACAAAATCTTGAAGAAGAAGAAATTGTTGACCAAGAGGAAACTGAAGAAACTGAACATCTTGAAGATGAGGAACTTGAAGAAGAAGAATCGGAAGAAGATGAAGAAGAATCAGAGGAAGAATCTGAAGAATCAGAACTCGAAGAAACAGACGAAGAACAAACAGAAGTTGAGCAAGAAATAGAGGAACCTGCACTTCATGCCGTTAAAGTTAATGGTGTAGAAATTGAGGTCACACTCGAAGAACTTATCAATGGCTATTCTCGTCAGCAAGACTATACTCGAAAAACTCAAAAGGTTGCGGAGAAGGAACAAACTTTAGACCAAATATCTTTGGAGGTTGAGAAAGAAAAAGCTGCGTATGCAGAGATGGTACCGAAATTAAAAGCGGTTATTGCTGGTAGCATGGGTGAAGAACCCGATTGGGCCAAACTAAGTGAGGAAGATCCTTACAAGTATGTTCAAGAAAAAGAACGCTGGGATAGAACACAGAAAACTTTAGATATTGCTTTGCAAGAGGAAGAAAGGTTGAAGAAGGAACAAGAAGAAAAATTTCTTGAAGAACAGAAAACCATCCTTGAGTTTAGCAACAAAAAGATTTTAGAGGTTGTACCCGAATGGAAAAATGCTGATAAAGCAAAATCTGAAAAGGCTTCTATAAAAGAATATGCTGTTAATGTTTTAGGTTATACAGACCAGGAAATAGATATGATTATTGATTATCGTGCTTTACATGGATTAAGAGAAGCATGGTTAAATCATAAAACTAAGAAGGCTGTTAAGAAAAAACCTAAAGAAAAAGTTATGTCCAAAGTTGCGAAGCCAGGAACAGTAAACACTAAGAAATCTCAAACCCGTGCATCGGTGGCTAAAAAAAGGTTGGCCAAATCTGGCAAAGTGCAAGATGCGGCTAAAGTATTTGAAAATTTAATTTAATCCTGGCGAAAGCCAGAGGAGTATTAAAATGGCTAAGGTCACAAATGCCTTCGACACCTATACTGCGACTGCTGATAGAGAAGAATTATCAGATGTAATCTATAATATCTCCCCTACAGCTACTCCATTTATGAGTGCAATAGGCAGAACAAATGTCAACAATGTTCAATTTGATTGGCAAACTGAATCTCTACCAACTGCAAGTGGTACTGGTAAATTAGAAGGTTTTGAACTTTCTAGATCAGCTGCTACTGCTACTGTCAGAGAAAGCAATGTATGTCAAATTAGCAGCAGAGATGCGACTGTAACAGGTACGCAAAATGCTTCTGATGCGGCTGGTAAAAGGTCAGAAATGGCACACCAACTAGCTTTAATGGCGAAAGTCTTAAAGAAAGATATGGAAGTTGCCCTTACTGGTAATACAGCTAAAAACGCTGGTAATGCTACAACTGTTAGACAAACTGGTGGTTTTGAAACCTGGATTGAAACTAATGTTTCAAGAGGTACAAACGGTGCTGGTGCTGGTAACGGTGCTGCCCCTACAGATGGTACGCAAAGAGCTTTTACTGAAGCAATGATTAAATCTGTGCAACAATCCGCTTTTACAAATGGTGGTGAACCTTCAATGTTAATTGTTGGTCCTCATGTAAAATCAGTTGTTTCAGGATTTACTGGTAGAACACAAGCTAGACAGATGATAGATGCAAACACTATTGAAGCATCTGTTTCTATCTATTCTGGTGATTTTGGTGAACTACAAGTTGTTCCTACTAATGTTAGTAGAGCAAGAACAGCTATGTTAGTAGATCCTGATTTTGCTAAAGTTGCTTATCTTAGAGATTTTACCACTACTGATATTTCAACTATTGGTGATGCTGAAACTAAGATGTTACTTGTTGAGTATGGACTAGAAATGAGCAACGAAAAGGCTCATGGTTTAGTTGCAGACTTATCAACTTCATAAGCTAAATAAAGGGGGAGTTCTCCTATAATTAACTCACACTCCCCCTTTTTTTAAGATGTCAAAAAAAACAACAACAATAAGTTTTACAGTAGGTGGCAAATCTGATTTTGTTACTGAAGATGACAAACATATTTATCATCACTCACAAAATGTTCAGCCTGTCTTGGACAATGTAAAAAAATTAAGTCAATTAAAACCAGGTAAAGATATGCGACTTGTCGCAGAAATACCTATGGTCATATATAATAAAATGCTAAGAGAAGGATCTATTAGAGATAAATCTCATTTGAAAAGATGGCTTAACAATCCAGATAATAAAATGTTTAGAGTTTGGCAGGGCAAAGTATGACTTATTCAGAATTAAAAACAAAAATTGCAAGTTACTTAAACAGAAGTGATTTAACATCTGAACTTGATGGTTTTATAGATCAAACAGAAGCAGAATTAAACAGAAGATTAAGAACTGCTGACATGGTTAAAAGAGCTACGGCCACAGCAGATGGTCAATATTTATCTTTACCAACTGATTGGTTAGAAGCAATAAACATAGAAATAACTTCTAATAACTTCAGACCACTCATGCAACAAACAATAGAATCTTTGGATCTATACAGAAAAAGCAACAACAATAGATCTGGACAACCCATGTATTTTTCTATTGTAGATAACACACTTGAATTAGCACCAACACCAGACCAATCTTACACATTACAATTAACTTACTACGAAAAAATATCTGCGTTAAGTGACAGCAATACATCTAACTTTATTTCTACAAATCATTCAGATTTATATTTGTATGGTGCATTGAAACACGCATCAATCTTTCTAATGGAAGATGAAAGAGTGCCATTGTTTGAAAGATATTTTGAGAGAGCAATAAAAGAATTAGAGGACCAAGAGGAGAAAAAACAATTTGGAAAAGGATCTCTTTTACCAAGAAGAAGAACTTATGGTAAAAGGAAAAAAAATATATACTATATGGATAACACATAGAGGTAGAAATGGCGGGATTTACTGATTATTTAGAAGATGCTTTATTAAAGCACGTTTTTACAAACACAGCGTACACTTCACCAACAACCGTGTATGCTGCTTTATTTACTGTAGCTCCATCCGATACTGGTGGTGGAACTGAAGTTTCTGGTGGTGCTTATGCTAGACAATCTATGGCATTTTCTGTATCAGGAACAGACACATTAGCAACTAATTCTGCTGCTGTAGAATATCCAACTGCAACGGCAGACTATGGAACTGTTGTAGCTGTAGGCATATTTGATGCTGCTACTTCTGGTAATTTATTAGCATACGCAGACTTAACAACTTCAAAAACTGTCTCTTCAGGAGATGTATTTAGATTTAACGCAGGTGACGTAGATATAACCCTGACGTAGAGTAATGTCTGAACAAACTTATAATTTTGGACGTTACAACAAGTCTAATTGGAATAATCTTCAATACGATTTTGGTGCGGTAGCTGTTACAGGCGTATCAGCTTTTACTGCTGATGGTCTTAAAATTAATCTAGGTGCTAGTGCTGTAAGCCTTGTTTCTAGCGTATCTGCTGACGGTTTAAAAATACTTAACAGCGATGCAGCTACTATAAGCACGACAAGTATTGTCGCTGTTGGCATACAAATAGATTTAGGTGCTTCTACTATATCGGCAGTTTCTAGCCTAGCAGCTACCCCAAGAATAGTTTTCTTAGGTGCTTCCGATGTAGAAGGTGTATCTGCTTTAGTTTCTGCTAGTTCAGTATTAAGAACATCAACAGCAGATGTATCAGGAACAAGTAGTTTTGTTTCTCTTGGTGGTTTAAAATGGGAGCCAGAAGATGTTGCTGCTGCAACTTACACAGAACAAACTGTAGCAGATGGAACATGGACAGAATTAGATAGGCAGGCTTCAGCGTAATGGCAGATACTACAACAACAAATTTATCGTTAACTAAACCAGAGCTAGATGTTTCTACCAATTGGGGACAAAAGTTAAATGCTAACTTAGATGCTATTGATGCAATATTTAGTGGTACTGGTACAGGCGTTTCCCTCAACATTGACGGTGGAGATATTGCTTCTGCTGTCACTATAAATAAATCACCTGTCATCACATTAGGTGGCGATCTTACAGGTAACGTCACACTTACTAATTTAGCTAATGGTACTTTGTCAGCTAGTTTAGTTGCTGAAAGCGTACAAGACATAGTAGGAACTATGTTTAGCTCAAATACAGAGTCTGGGATCCAGGTAACTTATCAAGATGCTGACGGCACTATAGATTTTAACGTGGCAGATCCAGTTATCACATTGGTAGGCGATGTATCTGGATCTGCGACCATGACAGATCTTGGAGATGTCACAATCACAACTACCATAGAAGCTGATTCAATTGTTCTTGGAACTGATACAACAGGAAACTACGTTGCAGACATAACCGCTGGCGAAGGTATTGATGTTTCAGGTGGCGGCAGCGAAACAGCCACTATAACAATCAGTGCTGAGGATTT